CGCTGTAAATTGGAATCGTAATAGACTTTTTTGAATGCAGAGCCCGCCAGAGGCAAATAAAACAATAATTGGTCCATTTCCGGGGTGTATTCTTCCATTACCGTGGTAATTTGGTAGTTCATGAACTCCCTTACCCGGTCTGCCTGTGCTTCAATTTCCGGTGTTACCAGTCCAATTACGTCGGTTTTGACCGGACCCGAAGAAGGCAGCAGTTCCTTGAAGGCCTGTGCCTGAAATTGGGTTACGGCTTCCGCCAACAAGGGATGGGTGACGCCGGAAGCTCCTGGAAAAGGCCGATCCCGGTCTTCGTATTTGAATCCAAGCAGGGTTAAACCCTTAACATAGGCATCTTCCCACTCGTCACGGCTCATCCGGTCCTCTTCAAAGTCACCGAGAAGATGGGCAGCAATGGCTCCGAGCTCGGAATCGTCTATATATTCGGCTAAATTGGCATCAAAGGGGATGTCTAGCAACATATCCTCTTCATCAGGCATAAAATCAAGGAAAGCGCTGCCGTCCCGCTGGAAATTGACCTCAATATCGCCCCCTTCTGGAAGCGGTTCTTCGATTTCTACTTCTTGTCCGGCTTCAATATCCAGATCGATCAGGTCCGTGATCCTGTCGATGTTTGTTGGTTTATTGATTTCGTCTATAGCCACGCTATTTCCACTGGTTTAAGGCATAGTTTACCTTATTTTCCACTAGGCCGCCTCGTGAATGCCGGGTAATTTTGCCTGCTGCCAAATCGGCTTGTTCTTTTTTCAGAGTTTCTTGCAAAGAAACCGAGGCTTTTTCTAACTTTTCTTTTCCCTTTGCATAAATCGCCTCTATTTCCTTACGTTGTAACTCCCGTTCCATGTAAACTTTATCTAATTCAACCTTAAACTGAGCTTCTATGTCTTTAATGCGGGCTTTCTGTTCTTTTAAAGTACCTCCTTTAGTTTTTTTTATTTTTGCTATTGCACCGGCCAAGATTTCATCTCCTGCTTTGTCATTAGCTTTGTAAAGGGAGTCCAGTGTTTTGTTATACCATTTGTATAATTTATCGGCTTCGTCGACAAGCATGCTCCTGGTATAGGCTATATTTTTATCTATTTTCCAAGCAGTATATTCTTTTGTCCCTTGGAAATGTTTCGGGCCTGTTTTTAAGAGCCTTTTATCTAAAAGTTTCTCAATTATTTCTTCTGGTATTTCTCCAACGCTTATGCTTTCTTCGGCCTCTTTTAACTTTTTACGGTCCGCTGCATATTTAATTTTGGCCTGTTTCTCTAAATAAGCAAAATCTTTGTCCATTTCCACGTAAACTTTATCTATTCTTTTTTTTAATTTTTTAGTAAGAGCTTCCACCCGCTCAATTTTCTCAGGAGTTATTTTCCCTGCCGGAGCACTGGCATATATGGCCTCGACGTCCTGATCATATTTACTTTGGAATTCATCTTTTTTTTGCGTCCATTTTTGATCAAACTCTTTTTCGGTTTTAGGTTTGGTTTTTGCGGGCTTCGGTTTAACCTTTTCCTCCGCCATTGCTCTTTCAACGGTTTTATCGATTCTTTTGTCGCTTATTTGCAGGGATGCTTTGGGTACTATCTCGTCCAAGGCTTTGGGGTCTTGTTTCTTCCTGATAGCGTTCTTCATTTTGTCAAGGAGCAACGGTATGTTCTTCCGATTGCGCCAAATCATTGCGCCAATTTGTTGGATTCCCAATCCAAGACCCATCAGTGTAGCGCCAAGTTCTATTATTTCGGAGCGTTCGGTTGTTTCAAAAGGAAGTATTGTGTCTATAATGTCTTCAACCCGATTATGGAACTCCCCCCTGAGAGGGTTAATAACTTTTTTGGCTTTTTCTTGTGATTCTGGGTCTCCCCGTGCTCCCATGCTTCGGAGATAAAGATTGTGTAGATAGCTTGCGTCACTATCATCCAATCTATCCAAGTGCGGTAAGACGCTGCTTAATGCTTGAATTCCTCCGGACTCTCTTCCCAGCCATTCTCCGGCGGTTGGAATATCAGCAATTCCTGTGAGTCGCGTAAGCGCCCGCAAGCCTCCGACACCAACATCACGCGTTAGAGCGTTTTGTGCGTCTAGTTCTTCTTGGGTTTGGGGATAGGCTCCCGCATAAGGAGACAGAGTATCGTAAGCCATTAGAAATTAATGGCGAAATTAAAAAACGCCGGTAAAATTGGTGCCGCGTTTAGCGATTCCTCCGCCTCTTGATTTACCTTTACCTGCTCCGGGTTTGGGGCCCTTGGATGTTGCCATGGTTTTTTGCTTGGCATAAGGAACAAATCCTTGGTCCTTGATTACCTCACCTTTTTTAGCTGCCATTGTCTTCTCCTGATTAAATCAATCCGCCCATTGGAGGAGCGCCATTCATTGGTGGACCGCCCATTGGTGGACCGCCACCGCCGCCCATGGCCATTGCCAGAGCTTCACCGATAGCTGCTTCTTCATCCATCATTCCCGGTCCGCCGCCGCCTCCGGTTATCTGGTCTTGTTGTTCTGGGGTTGCCCTTGCAAAAATTTCTGATGCCATGGCCACTTCTTCAGGAGCAGCGCCTACTTCTCCACCTAACTGCCAGCCTCCGGGTCTGGCTTGCAAAGGATGCCTGACCATTTGTGTTGGTTGCGGTCTATTTCTTAGCATCGCTGCTGCGCCCGCTGCTCTGGGGTTCATGGTTCTTCCTCCCATTTGATAGCCTTTGACTTGGCCTCCGTGTTCTCCTCCGGGGGGTGGAATGTATCCGGGTGGTGGTACCACTCCCGGGGTTACAACAGGACTGTTTGTTCCGGGCCAAGGAGGTACGTTGGAAGGAACAGATGCTCTTTGAAGAATTGGTCGTCGTATCGGTCTATTTCTTCTCATTGCTTGTGCGCCCCCTGCTCTGGGGTTCATGGTTCTTCGACTTAATAAACTTGCTAATCCCGCCATTGTTTTCTCCTAAATATATGTTAATAATCTCTTAAATAAAGCGGGCTGTCAATAAAGCCGCCTCCCTGTTTCTTGGTTATGCCCAAATAAGCGTCCAGTTCTTCCTGTATGCGTTTTATCGCTGCCTTAGCTTTTTCCACTATTGCTGCTCCTTCCTGATTGTCCTCTACGCTGAGATCCACTTTTTGCATGGATTCCCCACGCATAACCTGTTGTTCGGCGTTATATTTTTCCGCATGCAGCCTCTCAACATAAGAATACCCTGTTTCATCGACTCCTTTTCCTCCTCCAACGATGTCTTCAACCTCAAATTTAGGTGTTTTTCCTGCCTTTCGTGGCAGAGGAAAAACATCCCCTTCCATAACAAAGTCAAAATTAGCCGCTTTTGTGGGCTCGTATCTTGCTTCTTTGACAACATTATCAGCAGAAGCAAAGAATCTATCTGAATTCAGGCTGTAGTCATTTTCAAAAGGATCGGCAAAAGAAGTTGCGTCTTCGCCGTCCCAAAAATCAAGGTCATCAACGGTTCCTGCTTTTCCTGCGACCTGTTCTTTGGGAAGATCGTCGAGGTGTGTTTGAAGTCTTCTGTAATTAAAAAGAATCGGGTCCATTCTTGTTGCTGGGCTTCCAAGGGACAGTGCCGCAGCATCGCTGTGTCGCATTCTATTAGCAGCGTCTATAAAAACATCCAGTTTCCCTGCTTCATCAATAGATCCACCGGCAGGGTTGACCAACATGTTCAGGCTTTGCCTGTCTTTTAACAGTTCCGGTAATCCTTCTTCCACCATTTCCTCTAGTACTGCATAAATATCATCAGCGGTGTATGTATATTTTCCCGTTTCCGCTCCTTTGATCATGTCTTCCGTACGTTTGATGTAATCGTCCAAAGTAGTGTTTATTTTTTTACCAAAGACTTTTGAGGCAAGTGCATGATCAAGGGTTCCCGCTTTCAGGGCCTTGTTCAATTCCGGGTATTTTCCCAGTGCATAGAACAACTGGTCCGCGTACATGGACAAATCCCCGTTTTCATTGAAAAGTTTGACCAGCATGTCGTATTCACCTTTCTCTTTATCCGTCATCTTGGACCAGCCTTTTCGCCGGTGTGTTTTCAATACGCCATCGATATAACGCATATAGCGGTCATTTTTCAGGGCTATTTTCAGTGCGGATATGTATTGGACAACCATCAGTAATACTCCTTCCTCATTCGTGGCTGGTCGTTTTGCAGGTCATCGTCTGATTCTAACCCAATAAATCCACCCTGTCGATAACGCATCAGTGCCTGTGTAGTAGAGTCCACCAGATCGTCATAATCCCCGTGGGGAAAGGCGGCACATTCCTCGACCAGTTCTTCCGCCCACCGTGTATCGGGGACCCAGACCATGCCCGCTTCCAAAAGCGGCGATACCGCATTGACCCGGGAAATCTTGTCCTGTCCCTTGTTCGGCGAATAATTGATCACCGGAATTCCCGTCTGCCGCAGTTCGTGGGTCAGCGGCATGCCGCTGGCTTTCGCCTCGATGATCACGGTGTCGGGTTCCCAATACTGGTATTGCTTGAATGCCAAGCGTTTCAGCTCGGGAAAGTCCCAGCGTCCCTTACGCACGTCGAGTAATAATAAATTCGGTTCCATACCCTCGTTGGGGTAAAACACGCACCATGTGGTAATCGCGGAAAAGTCCGCGGTCTCCTTTTTGCTGAAGGCAGTATCGTAGGACTGGATCACGTACTGCATCTGCGGTATTTTTTCCCCTTCCCAGAGCCGCCACCACTGTCTTTTCAGGATCGCCCCTTCCTCGGAAGTCGGTGATTGCATCCACTGCGATTCCCATTTGGCCACCGGCAAGGATGCCTTGATGCCCTCGAGTTCGGGTTTCTTCCAGTATTCGGGCCACAGTGCCTTCCCGGAAGGCAGGATCGCAGGAAATTCAATGACTTCCCATTGGTCGGCGTGCTCGTCGCCCTGTTTTTTCAATAACCTGCCGGTAAGGTCCTTGGTCCCCCAGCGGGTCATCACGACGACAATGGCACCGCCCGGTTGCAGACGTTGGCGCGGACCG